AACAAAACCGCACGAGTATTCTCAGCAACAATGCCTAACGAATTAATTTTTGATTTGGAAAACGTCTCAACCGTAAAACCTTTAGACGGATATTACGAAATCATGCAAAAAATCGAAAGTAGTACCGCTCCTTCAGGACATTCCGCGATTCCGGTGCTTAGACTACCCATCGTTAACACAAACATGGTCATTGAGAAATGAAAAAATACAAAATAGTTGTTAGTGGACGAGGTTCCGAATGTTATGTTTATAAATTAAACGAAGACCAACATAAACAATTATTAGAATTTAATGTTGAGAGTGGGGAATGTGATAGCGACAAAATTTCAAACATTATTGGAGTTGAGGGTATATTCACATCTGACGATATCTTTTTAGGTCCCTATAATTCACCGGAAGATTATATAATCCAAGTATACAAAGAGGACGATAATAAAATATGGGAGTCAAAAGATAATCATGAGTTTAATGATTATGACACCGAATATTTATTTGAACTTGATAAAGTATTATTGGTAGATGATTTTGTAAAAGGTGAATTTTATAGCTTTGAAATTGAAATTGACGGGGATTTTGACCCTGATAAACTAATACCGATTGTCACAGAAATATCTGAAAGGATTGAAATCATCACAGGATTCATTTACAATGACGTGAATTTATCTCAATTTAAAGAATATGGTGACTATTGGAGTAAAGGGATAACCTATTACTTAAATTGAATAAAATAAAATTCTTAGTATTTCATTTTTCATTTTACTTAATAATGAAAATACAGACGATTTTTAGGCAATATTAAAGTTGTCCATTTTATCAAATGCGTTCTCTCTGGCTCTTTGTGAGTTAGACCCTGAAGTTAAATCCGCAAAATATTCTACAGATTTCTTTTTATCATTAAATTTTGGGAGTGAGTTTGCGGATTTTCCTTTTGTGTAATATAAAATAGCCGCTTTAGCCGCAACTCTAGGGTCCTCAAGTAAAGATGGGTTTGAAATTAAATCAAGTCCTGTAAGTCTGCTAATTTTTTCATAGTTAGCTCTTCCAGTAATTTGATTAAATCCTCTACCAATAAATTTGGCACCATCACCAGTCTGATTATTACCTAAACTAACTCCTGAATTTTTACCGTAAACGCACTCAAAAAATTTTGAGTCGTCACACTTCAAGGACTTACATCTATTACCTCGTTTATTTCCAAATACATTAATAATTCTGTTGTCAGGAGTACTACAATAACTTTTTTCTTTGAAGGAATTAAAGCTACTTTCTTTAGCTGCGACACTCAAAATACCTATTTGATGTAATGGGTCAGTAATACCCATTTTATTCATTTCATCAATAAAAATATTTATGTTATTGAGTTTATCACCACTATACCCTGTTATTTTTACTTTACCGTCAATGGATGAGATTGATTCTTTGTCCTCAGGTTTTTTACCGTCTTCTTTCTTTTTAGAAAATATGTTTTTCAAAAGAGATTCTATTCCGGCTCTGAGATAATCTTGTTCGGATAAATTATATAGTTTTTTAATTTCTTTTTGTTCTTCCTCTGAAATTATTAATTTTCTACTCATCACTATCTTTTAGTTATAAATATATTTATAATAACAAATTAGTCTATGAAAGTTACTGTTATACATTTTGATAAAGAACACGGTATTAGGAATAAAAAAATATATCAAGAATTTATAAAATTCTTACAAGATATTTTACCAATAAAAAATGATGTAACGATTAATTTACTTAACAAAAGGGTTGGTGATATGACTACAGGGTCAAGGTCATCTGACAATACTATTAAAGTTTTAACTAAAGGTAGAATTAATAGAGATATTCTAAGAACATTAGCACACGAATGGGTTCACGAATATCAGAGAACAATATTAAATAGAGGTAAAGGTCCTGATATTGGGGGTAAAAATGAAGATGAAGCCAACGCTTTCGCTGGCTCCATACTAAAAAAGTTTGAGAAACGATTCCCAAACTTTGAAGAAAAAATGTATGAATAAGTTGATTAGTTAACACTAACCACTTCCAAATCAAAAATCAATTTTTTACCAGCCAATGGGTGATTCGCGTCTACTTTAACAGTTGACTCACCAACTTCAACTACAGTAACATTAATTGGACCCATAGGACCCATCCCTTGTAACATCTGACCAACTTCAATACCTTCAGGTACTTGAGTTTTGTTAACTTCAGTAACTAACATTTCATTAATTTCACCGTACGCGTCAGACGGTTCAATTTCGATTGTTTTCTTTTCTCCTTCAGTCATATCAACTAAACCATTTTCAAAACCCTTAATTAATTGACCTTGACCTAAAGTAACATTTAGAGGTTCACGACCTTCATTTAGAGAAGAATCAAAAATAGTTCCGTCTTCTAGTTTACCAGTGTAGTGGACAACAACAGTGTCCGAATTTGTAATTTTTTTCATTTTATGTTTTTTTTATAATGATAATTGATTTTTTTTTGTTTTTCAATCAAATACGACAAAAAAATTGACTTACTTTTTTTTAAATTATATATTTATTTACAAATCCACTAAAATGAGTATGAGTAACGAAGAATATTTGGAAGAAATGTTTCACATTGCGTATCAATGCGGGGTATTAACCGAATTTCATGCGAAGATTGGTGAGATACAGTCTAAAAATAGAACACCGTATGTTACCGCGGTACCATTAGCGTTCCAAGAATTTAAAAATGAAGGTTTAATAGGAGAGGATTAAATTAAATCGTAAGTTACGGTAAACAATATTTTATCGTTTTCAACCCCTGTCCATGACCAACTCTCAGACATTAACATCTCAACACCCCCCAAATAGATTTCTTCAAATAATACCGGGTCTGAAACGTATAATTTGTAATCAATTAAGAAATGTTTGTTAGTGGTACAATACTTTACGTTATTTATCTTTATGTGACTACCTTTACCATACATTAATTCAAGGTCATCTATAAAAACTTTGTTAATTAATGTCTCTAAAAGCCTTTTCATTGAATTTTTTTGTATATTTGTACTTAAATTATACTAAAATACTAATTAAATACAAACTATATGATGAAAATACTCTCAAATTCTAAAAATTTCGTCCAAAATATGGAATCCGAATACTCTTGGGTAATAAAAGTTTTAAAATCATCTCAAAATATGTCTCATATTAACTCATCTCAGAGACTATTTCACAATTTCTTAGAAAAATGGGGTAAAAAACTGAACACCGATGAAAAATTCTATAAACTGAATAGTTTTAATGAGTATAAACGAATAACAATCGCTTCTATATTAAAAAAAGCTTGATTTTTAGTATCGTAGTTAGTATTTTTTTTAAAATTGACATATTTATTAACACTATCACTCTCATCTGAGAGCCTATATATACAAAAAAAGGGGTTTGAGTCAATCAACCCCTTTTTTATTTATAAAAAGTGTTGTATATTTGTTTAAAATTAAACAAAATCATGAAAGTAACGTTTACAGATAGTTTTTCTAAATCAATAAAAAGATTAATATGGCATGAAAATAAACTTTATAAGACATATTCTCTTTTTAGATACGATATTCCGCGATTTTTTCATAATTTATGGTTATTCCGTAAAAATCTTTGGAATCATACGTGGTATAACGGTGACGGTTCTGTTTTGCCATGGGTAAAGACCGCTGTTGATGACATGTCTTGGAGAATTGAAAAATACGGACTTGAGATTGACGAAAGTCGCATGAAGAAGGTTGTAAAAATGAAGCGTCTTTCATATCTTATTGATATTTGTGTGAATGACAAGTATCTTGAGGTTGCAGAACAAGAATTGGGTATGAAATTAATACTTCACGAATGGGAATTTGAACCCGTAGACGAAAACAAAGAGTTATTTCAACTAAAAGATAAAGATACTCCTGAGGAAAAAGAACATAATCGTAAAATCTTCAAAAGGTCTCACGAAATTCAGAAGGAATATTGGGAAGAACTTTGTCAAATCATTAAAGGTCCTGATTATGACGCTATTAGAGCATCTGAGGAGGACTTTGATAAACTATATGACGGCTCTGATTTGAGAGCATGGTGGGATTAAAAAAATAAATTTATTATGGAATGGTATATTGTTAGAGCTCAGGCAAATAGAGAAAGAAAAGTTTCTGAGCGAATTATTAAAGAGGGTGAGAAAGGAGAATTAACAGGTGTAATAGGTAGAGTTGTTGTACCCACTGAAAAAGTATTTTTAACTAAAGATGGTAAAAAAACACAGAGAGAAAAAGTTTTATTTCCTGGTTACGTTTTTGTTGAGACATCCGCGATTGGTGAATTGAAACAAGTTGTTAAAAAAATACAGGGTGCGACAGGTTTACTGTCTGATAGAGCTGGAAATATACAAGTGGTTCCTGAAGCTGAAGTCAACCGAATGATAGGTATTCATGAAGAAAATAAAACTAAATCTTTTAGCGATATCTACAGTATTGGTGATGAAGTAATCATAACTGACGGACCTTTTACATCATTCAAAGGAAATATTGAAAATATTGATAAAGAAAAGGGTAAAGTTAAAGTAAATGTCCTTATCTTTGGCAGACCAACAATAGTTGAATTAGAAGATACACAAGTAAAAAAATGAAAATAACATTTATTTCAGACACTCACAATAAACACAAATCAATAACAGGTGATTTACTTGGTGGTGATTTGTTAATTCATGCTGGAGACATCTCAAGTATGGGATATAAGCATGAAATCCAAGAATTTTGCAAATGGTTTAATTCATTGGATAACTATGATACCAAAGTATTCATTGCTGGTAACCATGATTGGGGGTTTCAAGACAGTCCAAAACAAAGTAAAGAAATTATTGATTCTTATAAATGGATTGACTATCTCCAAGACGAAGAGTTAGGATTTCAAATCGGGGAAGGTCCTATGGTTAAAATTTACGGTAGTCCATGGCAACCTGAATTTTATAATTGGGCATTTAACCTACCAAGAAATGGTTGGGAACTTGAGCAAAAATGGAATGACATTCCTGAAGATACTGACATCTTAATAACTCATGGTCCGGCTCAAGGATATGTTGACACATCAGGACCACCTTGGAATGAACCTTTGCTAGGTTGTGAATTGTTGATTGAAAGAATCAAAAAAATTAAACCTAAGATTCATGTTTGTGGACACATTCACGGTGGATATGGTTATATGTTTAATGGGGATACTCACTTCATAAACGCTTCAGCATTAAATGAAAAGTATGACTATGTTAACAAACCATTAACGGTAGAATGGGACCCTATGACAAATAAACTTGATTTTTTATAAAAAACTGACATTATGTCAGTTTTTTTGATTTGGTACGGATTTTAATAATTTGGCACACGGAACTTGATTCCATAAAATAAAAAACATATAATTAACAAAAAACAAAAAACTATATGGGTAAAATTATAGGTATTGATTTAGGAACAACAAATTCTTGCGTAGCAGTAATGGAAAACGGAGAACCTGTTGTGATTACAAACAGTGAAGGAAAAAGAACCACCCCTTCTATTGTTGGATTTTCAAATGGTGGAGAAAGAAAGATTGGTGACCCGGCAAAAAGACAATCGGTGACTAATCCTGATAAAACCGTTTATTCTATTAAACGTTTTATGGGAGCTAGTTTTGACGAAACAAAAAATGAATCAAAAAGAGTTCCTTATAAAGTGGTTAAAGGAGATGGTAATACCCCAAGAGTTGAGATTGACAATAGAAAATACTCACCTCAGGAAATTTCCGCAATGGTTTTACAGAAAATGAAACAAACCGCTGAGGATTATCTTGGACAAGAAGTCACTGAAGCGGTAATTACAGTTCCTGCATATTTTAATGATGCTCAGAGACAGGCAACAAAAGAAGCTGGTGAAATTGCGGGTTTAACAGTTCGTCGTATTATAAATGAACCAACCGCGGCGGCATTGGCTTATGGTCTTGATAAACAATCTAAAGACATGAAGATTGTGGTATTTGACTGTGGTGGTGGAACACACGATGTTTCAGTACTAGAGTTGGGAGATGGTGTCTTTGAAGTATTATCTACTGATGGTGATACTCATTTGGGTGGTGATGATTTTGACCAATCAATTATTGATTGGTTAGTTAAAGAATTTAAAGACGAGAACGGACTTGATTTGTCTAAAGACCCTATGGCGTTACAAAGACTTCGTGAAGGTGCTGAAAAGGCGAAAATAGAACTATCGTCATCACCATCGACTGAAATTAATCTTCCTTACATTATGCCGGTTGACGGAGTTCCAAAACACTTGGTTAGAACGCTAACAAAGGCTAAATTTGAACAGTTGGTTGATAACCTAATCCAAAGAACCATTAAACCTTGTGAATCGGCATTGAAAAATGCGGGATTGAAACCCTCAGACATCAATGAAATTATTTTAGTTGGTGGGTCAACTCGTATTCCGGCAGTTCAAGAGGCGGTTAAAAAATTCTTCGGAAAAGAACCGTCAAAAGGAGTTAACCCCGATGAAGTTGTTGCCTTAGGAGCGGCAATACAAGGAGGAGTGTTAGCAGGTGATTCAACGGTTAAAGATGTACTTCTATTGGATGTTACACCATTGTCATTAGGTATTGAGACTATGGGTGGAGTCTTTACCAAATTGATTGAATCAAACACAACCATCCCAACCAAAAAATCACAGGTATTCTCAACAGCGGCTGATAATCAACCGTCAGTTGAAATACACGTATTACAGGGGGAAAGACCAATGGCAAAAGACAACAGAACCATAGGTCGTTTTCACCTTGACGGAATCCCACCATCAATGAGAGGGGTCCCGCAAATTGAAGTTACTTTTGACATTGATGCGAATGGTATTATCAATGTGTCAGCATTAGATAAGGCAACTAATAAACAACAATCAATTCGTATTGAATCCTCTTCTGGATTATCAAAAGAAGAAATTGAACGTATGAAAAAAGACGCTGAATTAAATGCAGAACAAGACAGAAAGGTAAAAGAAGAAGCTGATGTTATTAACCAAGCAGATTCTATGATTTTCCAAACTGAAAAATCAATGAAAGACTTGGAAGACAAACTAACTGAGGACGATAAAAATGAAATCACGACAGCTCTTGATTCACTAAAAGAATCACACAAATCAAAAGACGTTGAAAAAATCAAATCGTCAATGGATAAAGTTAACGAAACTTTCCAAAAAATAACTCAAAATTTGTATAATCAGACCACAGAAAATGGTGGACAGGATTATGAAGTTTCCGATGTTGATTTTGAAGAAGTGAAACAAAATTAAAAAAGTTATGAAAAATCCCACGATTGTGGGATTTTTTGTTTATCTTTGTATTATGACTTTTTTGATGCTGTGTTTGATTAATACATTCAGTAGGAGATTTTTCCAATATCACCGAGGAGAAACCGAGTACGTCTCTTTTGTTGGGGAGGTAAAACAACTATTTGTTTGTTTTTTGTATAGTATACCAACGGTTTTGATTATAACATTAATTATAAATTTAATAACATAATATGAAACAAGGAAAATACCAAGTAATTTATGAAGATGATTTAAGTAAGTCAATTTGGACTTATGATACTGAGAAATTTAAAAATGGACCAATTTCAGTTGAGGTATTTGACAAAACTGAAGAACCGGTCAAAAAGAAACGAAAAAAATGAAAGCCTTATTTTTGGACCACGATGGGGTTATTTGTTTATCAAATAATTGGGGGTCAAGATGGAAAAAACAAAGGGAGGTTAGAAAAAAATTAACCGAGGATGAAAGGTCCTTACCTGTTCATGCCAGATTTGATAATATTGACGGAAAGGCAATTAAAGTTTTAAATGAGATTATTGAAAAAACTAATGCCGAGATTGTGGTGACATCTGATTGGAGAAATTGGTGTACGGTTGATGAAATGGGTGAATACTACGAAAGTCAGGGTATTATAAAAAAACCTATCAGTTTTACAAAATTTATACAGGACTGTGATTATGAAGAAGATTTTCCTTGGTCAAGAGAATGGGATTTAGAACAGACCAGGTCTATTGAAATTAAACAATACCTCAGAGAACATCCTGAGATAACTCATTGGGTCGCGGTTGACGACTTAAATATGGGTAAAAAAATAATGAGTTACGGTATGGAATATGTTCGTGATTGGGCTTTGGATAATTTTGTACTTACCCGTTACAAGAGAGAAGGTATTAAACAATGTGGTGTTAAAGAAAAGATAATCTCCTATCTAAAATAAAAAACCCCCAATTAAGGGGGTTTTTAAAATTTTATTTAAACGGCTTAGTTTTACGATATGTGGCAAAATCAGCCAGAATTAAAACATTATCCATAAGTTCTTCCTCAGTTTTAGACTTCATAATAGAAGACGCCCACGCTTTTTTCATTTTATATAATCCATAGTCTTTATCGTCAATTTCTCTTTTCATTTTTGCAAGTTTAGTCCCGGCATCGTCATCCTCACCTGGTTTATACTCATCCCATTCAGGTTTATAACCTGGATATTCTTGTTCTTGTATTACTCTATTTACAAGTCTAGTCAAATCTGACTCAGTTAATCTTACTATTTTTTTCATTTTTTATAATTTTATAATTTTATAATAATAAATATCACATCAAAAAAAAAAATTATTTTTTTTATTCTTCAGAATCTTCTTCTTTTTTCTTACCTCTACGAGCGGTAAATTTATCAACACTTGCTAAACCTAAAGTTCCAAATGCTAATAACGCAACAGCATCAACTAAATATCTGGCAGGTGCTACATCAACCGATGAAAAACTATTATGGTACATTGTTATACATAATGCAACCGCACATCCCATACCTACAATCCTCTTAGATGATGGGTTTCCCTTTTCGTCGTTGAAAACTCCCTTCAACCACATAAAAGTTTCTTTGATAAAATTTAAAATTGTTTTCATAATTCCTGTTTTTTCATTATCTACCTTGTCCTCTGTAGGCTTTTGGTTTTCGTTCTTTTGGTCCATATTTTCTTTTTGGTTTACCCTCTTTTTTTTTTCCAAAGGTCTCTTTTGAGCCTTGAGCACTTGTTTTAGCCATAATTCTTTACTTTATTTTATTTTTATTTATATTGTTCAATTATAAATATCATAAAAACAAAAAAGGGGACAGTAGCGAACTTCCCCTTTTCCTGTTACCATAACTGATAACGGTCCTAAAAGTCCTCATATAGAGGGTTATTTTTCCTTAATAAGATTTATACATCTTTTAAGATATTCTTTTGCTCTCGGTGATGGTGTATATTCATCATCTTTAGATTGTAGCGCTAATACCCTCTCAATGTCTTTAACCAATTCAGTACCGTGCTCATTTTCTTTATAAAGTTCAATTACTTTATCCATAGCACGATGACATTCACCAGAAGTTTCATCAAAATAATTTTTGTTTCTAAATTTGTTTAAATGATTCATCATTTCATAGGACAAGTGAGACCCACCGTCTGAAACGTCTTTAAACAGTCTTAAATTATTTAAAATACCTATAGTATCAACCATTGAGTTAACTCCACCACCTCTTTTCATAACACTCGGAGTGTAATGTATAAAGTCATCTGCTTTACCGACAATTTCATCCAACGGTATAGTGTTATTACTTAGACACATTGGTTTTCTTTCTTTTGAGTCAATCTCAGTTTCCTCAAGAATTCTTTTTCTAATAATTTCTCTGAGTTTTGATTCGTTTATTTTTTTCATATTGAGATTCTTTTTCTTCAATAAATATACACTCAAATAAAATTATTTCTATTCTATAGTATTTATATGATATTTGGTGACAACCATAAAATTTAATTTTTACAACATGGAAGATGGAGATAGTAAAAAAGACTTGGAGGAAAATTTTCTTGGAAAACGTATATGTAAAGCTACTTATGATGGGGATGTTCTTCAACCCATTTGGGTTCGATATAATACAATACTATCTTATGTCACTAACAGGGAGTTTGTGGAGCGCAAACTTGGTTTTATACTCACTGTCGGGACTTTGTTTTGGGTCTGCTTTATTGTTGAGAAAATTCTCTAAGTTGTAAAATATTTATTATAAAATCAAGATATGTCAAAAAAAATAGAAACTTTAGTTAATAAAATACTTAGTGAGGTTAAAAATCCTCCGATGAAACTTACTGAAGATGTTACAGTTTCTAAAGAATTGAAATATCATTTAGATAATAATCTACCTTTGTGTGAAAATGTGTTTAGAATCTATTCGGATAAATATTTTTCATTAATTAATGAAGTTAGGTGGTTATATGATAATAATAAAATCAGATTAAATGAGGACGATATTTGGATTGTAGAATCTGATTTGGGTAAAAAAGTACTTCTTGAAAATGACCAAGAGGTGTACTTAGATGCTCCGATATATGAGGATGACCTTTGGGAGATAGTTACCGAAGCAAAACATCGTGGTAAAAATGTAAAGTTAAATAGTCCATTTAGAACACCTGGTGGTCCTAAAAAGTTTGCGGTATATGTAAAAACACCTGGTGGTAATATTAAAAAGGTTACATTTGGAGACCCTAATCTTCGTGTTAAAAATGCCAATAAAGGGGCCGCAAAATCTTTTAGAGCCAGACACAAATGTGACCAAAAGAAAGATAGAACCAAAGCAGGGTATTGGTCATGTAATGTCTCAAGATACCGTAAGAAATTAGGTTTAAAATCATCAAGAAGTTGGTAATGAAATACGAAGGATTACCATTCAAAAATGAAACCATAAAGGACGGGGTAGTTAGGACATTTTCAGAATCAATTGACGACCACGAATTAAAGTGGCATGTAGACGAAGAAGATAGAATCGTTAAGAGTTTACATGAAACAAACTGGATGATTCAGTTAGATAATGAGTTACCAATTTTATTAGAAAAAGGTAAAGAGATTTTTATACCCAAAGGATTATATCACAGAGTAATAAAAGGAAATGGAGACCTTAAAGTCTCCATTAAATTCATTTAATTATTTATCAAATCTTTTTAAGGCATTTTCCGTTATAAAAACGTATTCTGATTCTTTAAATGATTCTAAATTCATAGAATTAGTGTAAGACATTGCCGATTTCAGATAATCCTTAAAATTACTAATCCATTGGTCTAGCAGGTACTCAACTTTATTTACTTTATGAATTCCCTCTGATGTTTTTAATTTAGATTTACCCCATTTTTTTTGAACTGCTTTAGTACTCATACCTCTAAATTCTTTATAAAAATGTTTTCTCATTTTTGGGAACTTTTCCCAAATCTTTATACCTAATTCGTGTGATATTTTAATCCGATTAAATAACTTAATATCAGAACAAGATTCTAAAGTTTTATTAAGTAATCCTCCTAGCATAACATAATCTGCACCTAAAGCTAATGCTTTAATTATTTCATCATAATTTCTAAAACCACCATCGGCAACTATCTTTGTTGTGTATTCATTATTTTTCTTAATATTATAACACTCACTAATTAAAGACGCCATAGGAAAATGTACACCTGTATTTGCTGATGTTAAACATCCACTACCACCACCAATACCGACTCTAATATACCCAACACCAATTTTAGCAAATTTATTATAAGTTTTCGGGTTAGCAATATTACCGACCATAACCTTACTTAAATCGTTGTTCTTTGAAAATTCTACGCATAAATCATATAATGATTTCATGTGACCATTAGCGATGTCAATTAATAAAAAACCACTTGCTTTAACTCTGAGAGAAACTATTGTCTCAAAATCCTCTAATGATATAGATTGGAACACGTATTGGTTGTTGGAATTAACTCCTCTTGGAGCACATGTGAATAAATTTCCTTCATTAAATAAATTAATATTTGAAGAATCCACAACAGTATCCATTGGGGAAACCATTATGGGTAAAAATCCATATTCATTATAAACACTAATTTCACTTCGTGACCGAATAGATGATAAGGTTTCAGGAATTAAAGTGATATCTTTAAAATCAAATTTTTTGTTCATATAGTTTGTTTATAACCTAATAATAGTTAAAAACTTAAACAAGGTCAAAGTATATTTATTAATATGTTAAATGAAAAACAAATTGATAGAATCAATAAGTTGATTGGTGAAAAAACATATACCTATGACGGTCCGTTCATTAGTCCAGAAATAATATCAGATATTGATTTTAAATTTAAAGTATTGGGATATAGAACAATGATTAGAGTTGGGGAACCTTATCCATACATTAGGGTTAAAATAATAATTACAAATACGAAAGATAATATATCAACATTTCTTTTTAACAAATATGAAAAACTACCGAAAGATGAGTTAATTAAAAGATTTAATGACCTATATTATTTTAGACGAGGGATAGAATCAGAAATTTCAAGGGTCCTTGTATTTTTTGATAATGAGAATTCTAATAATATCGTAATTGATGATGTGGAAATAGAGTCAAAAGAAGTTGTTACCGAACAAAAAAAAACTCGTCTATCAACTAAAACGATTGTAAGAGATATTGTTAATATTTTGAAGTCTAACGAAGAAGGTGATTTTAGTTTACCTGAAGATGATTTTTATGAATTTACTAATTACCCATTTTCGTTTTCGGTTGATTTATATATTGAACACTCTGATGATATGGACGATTATATTGTTGATGGAGGGTACTATAGTGATAGCGATAATATAGAAATTACAATCACACACAATCCAAAAAACCTGAAAAAAAATTTTTATGGAATTATTGGGGAACTTAATGAGATTATCACCCATGAGCTTGAACATGGATTACAAAAAAATCGTGGGGATTTAGAAAATTATCAAAACTCAAGTAGAGTAACTAATTTAGAATATTACTTACAACCCCTTGAAATTGAAGCACAAGTAAAAGGTTTTAGAAGATTATCTAATTTAACAAAACAACCTTTTGAGAAATTAGTGAGAGATTGGTTTGATACCCACCAAGATTTACATGGATTAAACAAAGATGAAGAACAAGAAGTAATTGACTCGTTAATTAATTATAATAAAAAATGGAAAACAAAATAAACCGTAATAAAGAAATTTTTGAATACTTTTTCTATACAGAAATTGGGATATCACAAGACGAGATAAAAATTAAAATCACTATTGATTATTTTAAATCAATGGTGGATGCGATTCTTTTGGATATTACTTATGAATCCGAATGTGCCCCAGATATAGAGTCGATTATCGAAAAATTAAGTTTTCTTAATGAAAAACTAGTGTCATTTTTTTCAAAATATACTATGGACGAAAATTTGAAAATGATTTCACATAATGAAAAAACTGGAAGTATGTTTACACCTCGTATTGGATATACTATTGATGATGAGATGATTACGGTAAATATACGTCATGTAATTGATGTCAACCTTTAAATCTTTTGAGTATTTTTGTTATAATTTCTTTAATCATATTCCCTGTAACCGTCAGTAATCCAAATCCTGCCAACCTAATTGAAATTTCTTTAATATCTTGTTGGTTAAATTGACCACT